CGTCAGTGGTCGCGGCGCCCACCTTGGCGGCGGCCGTAGTGGCCTCAGCAAACATGGATAGGCCCCGAACTGCACCCACGGCAGTTTCAGCACCCGCGCCGATGATGAATTGACCACTCTTGCGGTCAATTCTGAGTTCCGGCGATGCCCATCCGGCGATGCCGTAGATGGCCAAGTGCGGGTTGACGTTGAGCCCCAGACGAGCGCTGACGATGGCGGCGCTGCTGTCGCCCAAGTCGGCTCGAAGGTTGGCGCCGACGAAGATGTTCCGGTTGAGCGTGAGGTCACAGCCGCCGCCGACAGATCCCTGTGCGTGGCGATCCCCTGCAGCCAGAAACGTGCCGGCGAGCCCGGCCTCCACATAACAGCGGCTCAAACCGTCCGCAGTTGCCGGGGTGGCAACGATTGCCAGAGCGGCGGCAAGCATCGGCAATTTCCGCATCTTGTCCTCCGCTGGGTGGTGCGCGAACGCGGCCCGTGGCATTGATTGCCCGTGCCGCGTATCGAGTGGGTGTGTGGCGTAGCGCTAAAGGCGCATTTCTGGATTGGGGCTCAACGGCTATGTGCCGGAGCTGGGTCTGCGGACTTATGACGAGCCGCAGTCATCCATACACGCCCTATGCCGCGATTTGGCCATCATGTCAACCAGGGCGTAGGCGGTCGTAGTGAAGCGGGCGCAGATGTTGCTTGCCGAGCATTGTGACCGCGATCACGCACACGTCGCCATTGGTTCCGGCTACCACGCCAGGGATCTCGCCGTACATGACGGACTGGCCGATCGTGTAAGGGTTGGCGCTGGCGGGCTTAAGCGCGCGCTGGCCGAACAACCTTAAGATCTGCGCACACGGCAGCTCAGTCACTACGCGTTTGGCGTGCTTCGTGAACGCTGGCAGACAATTGGTCATCACAAGATGTGTCGTGGTCTCGCGCGTTTCTCTGTGACGGCAGATCGTGGCCTTGGAGCCGTTGCGCCGCAGTTCCTTGACGAGTTGCGCTTTGCGCGTGGGCTCGACGACAAGCCTATGCTTGGGCTTGGCCACGCGCGGAGGAATCCGCGGCTGCCGCTTCACCTTCAGCACGTCCTGGCCGTAGCGAGCTACTAGATCTTGTTCAATGCTCATGATGTCTCCCCTTCGGGGACGCGCACACAGTCAGGCTTACTTGGCCGGCTTCACTCCTGTGACCTTGCCCTTGTTCCGCTGGCGGCGGGCCTTCACCACGGGATGACGGGCGCCAGTGTCGGCTTTGATAAACTTTCCATCCTTGACGGTGCCGTTCACCTTCGTGCCCTTGAGCTTCATGCTGCGACCTCCAGCTCGCGGCCTTCTCGACTCTATCCGCTGTCTCTCTGGCTCATGATGTTCTCACGCGCTGTGCGCGCACATCGCGCGCCGTTGTCAGCTCCAGAATTTCGATGAGATCATCAACCAACAGTGTTTCGATCGCATCAGCCAACATCTCGGCCGGTTCCCTGCAGCTGGCCTCGGCGTGCTGAAGCAGCCTTTTTGCCAAGGCCCCTTTGAGCGTCAGCTCAACGACAAATTCAACATCAAATGTCATGCTGCGGCCTCCATCTGTCGGCCCTCGAGCTCCGCGAGGTAGAGCTCCAGATCCATTTGAGCGCTGTCGTGCTTCGCGCGCTTCGTGGCGTCCATGCGGGCAATGGCGATTGCCTTGCGCAGTGCCGCAGAGTTGAACCCAACGCTCTTCGCGGCCTCGAATGCGCCCTTGATGTCGTCGGTGATGTCGTCGCGCTGGTCCATGAGCCGGCCAATGTGCTCGGCCCGTTGGCGAAGGTCGGAATTGGTCATTCGGCAGCCTCCATGAACAGCGGGCAATCGTTGGTGATGCGACGGGTCGCCATCGCGGCATAGGTCGGGTTTAGTTCGATCAAAATGGCCGAGCGCTGGAGACGATCGGCGACAAGGCCGGTTGTGCCGGAGCCGCCGAACGGGTCAAGCACGGTGCCATCCTTCGGGCAGCCTGCCTTGATACAGCGCTCAGCAAGCTCCGGGGGAAAGGTCGCAAAGTGCGCCTCGGGGAACGATGACGTGGCGATGGTCCACACGTCGCGGGCGTTGCGAGCGCCGTCTGCAGAAATCATGGACACCATAGCAGCATCAAAACTGCTGTTGTTTTTTGTGCCACTGCCCGGCTCTGCCAGCTTTCGCCTTGTCGATGGTGCGGGATTTTTCCCGAAACGCTCGTGCGTTCCTTCGCTTTGCGGCTCCCGTATCGCCTCCGCGTCGTAGTAGTATCTTGGCGCCTTGCTCATCAGCCAGATGTGCTCGTGGCTCTTGGTGGGTCGATCGGTGACGCTCTCCGGCATGGGATTTGGCTTCGCCCAGATGATCCGGCTTCGCACGTACCAGCCATCCTCCTGCAGCGCGATGGCCAGACGCTCAGGCATCATCAAGAGGTCTTTGGGCTTGAGAGGCGACTTTAGCTTTGGCGAGGCAGACGACCGCGCACGTTCTGTGCTGGTATCAATCCCTTTATTCAGCTTGTTCAGGTCAAACCCGCTTCCCTGATTGCTGTTGTACCCATCCCCGTAGTTGAGCCAGAGCGTGCCATCCTTGCGCAGCACCCGGCGCACCTCGCGGAACACCTCGACCAACTTGGCGATGTGCTCGGCCAGGGTAGGCTCGAGGCCGATCTGGCCCGACGCGCCGTAGTCCCGAAGCCCCCAATATGGCGGCGAGGTAACCACGCAGTGCACGCTTTCGTCAGCCAGTTGGCCAAGCCCGTCCACCACGTCGGCGTTGATGATGCGGACGCTCATGCTGCCTCCATCTGTCGGCCCTCGAGGCCCTTAAGCCTCAGCAACCCAACTTGCGACCGGAACAGGTCGAGCTGTTCCTCGTCAGCCAACTTCTGCGCTAGCTTCTTGCTGTCGGCGCCGAGCTCCTTGGCGACCTTCTTGAGTGCTCGGGTGTTGATGCCGGCCTCTTTCGCGGCGTCGATTAGAGCCCGTTCCTCGCATTTAAGGTCGGCAGCCCGCTCGTAGATGTCGGCAAGCTGCCCGGCAAACTCGCGAACGTTGGTGTTGGTGGTCATGCTGCCCCCAGGTCTAGAGTCTGTTGGACGGGTGCCGGTGATGGTGGTTGAATGAATAGGTCCGGCTGGCGATACGCGGCTTCAATGCGGCGGCACGCAATGTCAAAATAGCGAGGCTCGATCTCAATCCCAATGAACCGGCGGCCTAGCTTGGCGCAGGAAACGCCTGTAGTGCCGGAACCCATGAAGGGGTCGAGGATGGTATCTCCGTAGTCCGTGAAATCGCGCACCCAGGAAGAAAACAACGCGACCGGCTTTTCTGTGGGGTGCCCGAACTGACCGGCTTTAGGAACGCTCCAGAAAGCGTGAGAACCGCCGCCGTTCCATTTCTTGCGCCCTGGCCGGTGGCAGATGGCAACGGCCTCCCAGCCCATTCCCGGACGGTCCCCTGTAAATTGCGGAGCCCCGTCAGGTTTGCGCCAAATGCCAAACCGCACAAGCAACCCGGCCTCGTCCAGGTTGGCAACGTGCTTCCACTCGCATGAAAACACAACCCACCGCCGCGCAATGGACACCCATTGCGACGCCATTTCCAGCAAGTCGGCACTTGAGATGCCGGCAAAACCGAGAGCCTGCCCGGCAGGCTCTCCATTACGCAGCATGACGCTAGACAAATGCCCCGCGTGCGTGTCCGCGTCGCCATAGGGCGGGTCACTGATAACGTGGTCTACCTGCTTCAACGTCGGCAGGATTTCCCGGCAATCCCCCAGGTACAGCGTCGCGTCGCCTATGCGTTCAACCCGGCTCACCTTGCCCCTCCCAGATCATCAGAATGCTATAGTGCCCATGATTGCCGCCGAGCGGACCGGAGACCCGCCAGCCCTTGGCCTCGTACTCGGTCACATCCTCGAATGTGACGTAGCAGAGCCATTCTTCAGCCTGGCCACGATCGTCCGGCGCTGCGTTCTGAACCTGCGGCGAGCCCGGCGCTTGCGGGGCTTGTAGGACTTCAGCAGCGTCAAAGTTTTGCATAGGTCGAGCCTGTCGGTGATTGTCATGGCGGTGCCCCCTCGTGCGGCCATATCAGCGTGACGATGCGTCCTTCCCGCTCGTGCTCTACCCATCCTTGGGCGATGTAGTCGGCGGCCATGTCGGCCGGGACGCGCTTGTGCCAGTGGGTTGCGATGGTCATCCGAGATCCCTCACCGCGTTGGAGCCCATGTCGCAGTAGAGCGGCACCGTCGTCGTTGGGCCGTTCCGGTTTTTCGAAACCAGCAACTCCATCGTGTTGCGGCAGGCTTCCAGTTCTGTCTGTCGCTGAAGCTCCTGCTGGCTGCCCTCGTCGCAGCGCATACGCTCGAGGTAATAAGCCTCGCGGAAAGTGAAGATCACCACGTCGGCGTCCTGCTCTAGCGAGCCGCTGTCGCGAAGATCGGCCAGCGTCGGGCGCTTGTTCTCGCGGCCTTCGGTGCCGCGATTGAGCTGCGACAGCACCACGAGCGCAATGTCTAGATCCTTGGCAATCTGGCCCAGACCGGCGCTAATCTCCGTCACCTCGTGCACCCGGTTGCCGCGATAGCGCTCGGATGCGCGGATAAAGCCGAGATGGTCGATCACCACGAGACCAAGATCGATGCCGGCCTTGTGGAAGCGCTGCTGTTGGGCTCGGATGCGGGCGCCGATTTCCGCGATGGTTAGGCCGCGTTCGTCATCGATGACCAATGGGAGCTGCCGGAACTGCCGGCTGGCATCCATGATCATGCGAAACTGATGCTCGTTGACGTTGTTGGAGATCAGCGCGTTGTAGGCAATGCGCTGCGTGCTCGTGTAAGCGAGATCGGTCAACGCCCGCGCCGCCACCTGCTCGGTGGGCATCTCCAGTGACAGGAACATCACCCCGTGGCCAGCCCGCGCCGTGCGCAGCATGGCCGAGGTCGCAATCGTCGTTTTGCCCATGCTGGGGCGACCAGCGATGATCGCGTATTGCTTGCGCCGCCAGCCGCCCGACAAGGCCTTGTCGAGATCTGTCATGCCGGTGGGAATGCGGCTGCGGCCGTCGTCGTTCGACACCATGTCAAGCACGTCCGCCATGGCTTGGCCGAGCGGCACCGCCTTGCGGCCGTTGGGCCGGCTGATGCTCAGCACGTGATCGAGCGCGGTCACCGCTGACGATGCGATCTGACTGACCGTGGCCTCGGCATTGAGCGACGCCACCACGAGATCATCAGCTAGGCCCATGAGCTGCCGGCGGGCGGCTTGCTCGCGGATGGTCTCGGCGTAGGCAGGGGCCGACTGGATCGACGGCGCTTCGACCATCATCCGGGCGACGTACTGTCGGGCGCTGAGGTTGTCGGCAATCGCCGGCCATTCGGCCACGTGCTGGGCCAGCGTCACGGGCGTGATGGGCGTGCCCTCGCCGCGCATGGCCGTCGCAATCGCGAACAGGTGGGCGTGCAAGGGCTCGTAAAAGTCGCCGGGCTCCAAGCTGCCGAGACGGTCAATCGCGCCGTTGTCGATCAGGATCGCGCCCAGCAAGGCCTGCTCGGCTTCGATGTTGTGCGGAACGCGCCGCTCGGTGAGGCGGTCAAGCATGGCCCACCTCCTCGCGCGGCTTGGCGAAGCGGACGGTGGACGGCGAGACGATGTGGAACGTGGTCGGGTCAGCGCCCTTCGGACCCACGGCTTGCGGCTTTAAACCGCCAGCCGTCTTGGCCCACAGAGCCAGCGGCTGGCTGACGGGCTCGTTGCGGGCCTGCTTGGCAACCAGCGCTGTCCAGGCCCGTGTTGTCCGGTCGGTGCCGTAGACCGACAGCGTACCGCTCAGCCACTTTTCTGCGTTCTGGCGCGACGCTGTCGGCCCCATGAACTTGAGCACGTCAGCGATCATCGACTCCGTGGCATCGTTGAACGAAGCCGGCCTTCCGTCCGCTGGCGCCTCCGACTCGCGTTCGCGCGCGTCTGGACGGAAGGAAGGATGGAAATGAATATTAGAAGAAGTATCACGTAGTGATGCCTTAGTCGCCTGCGCGCGTTGCAAGTCCCGTGCCAACGCCAGATCTGGCGTTCGTGGCGCGCCATCCGTGGCGTCAGTGGCGCGAGTGGCGTTATGTTCGTGTACCAACGGAACGCCAGATATGGCGCCAGTGGCGTCAGTGGCGCTGGCGGCGCATTCCATCTTCCAGCGCTGGATCGTGCGCAATGGCACATCAAACTCGGCAGCCAAAGCGCGGCTGTCCCATTGGCCGGACAGGCGCATGTAGGCAAGCAAAACCTTGGCCGGGTTCGACATGGGGGTCTTGCTCTCTTCGGCAAATCGCGGCATATGTTTTCTCGCCTCTTGCTAGATCGACGCCCTCTGAGCGGCCCGCCTTTGCCCGGCGGGCCGTTTGCCTTTCAGGCTGGCTCGAGAAATTCGCTGACGTTGGCGTGCGCGTGCGTCTCGCCGAGGATCACAGTCGAAACGCCCGCAAATGTCCGCAGCGGCCTCAGATCGGCCAGATAAGCTGACGTGTAGACGCGGGCGGCGTGGTGCTCGCAGTAGGGCAGGCCGGAGACCGACTGGCAGCCACAGAACCCGTGTCCCAGCCGGTCGTCATAGCCGATCGAATATCGGCACTGATCGGGCTCGAGGTCGAGCAGGTGAACCAGGCCGGAAGCCCTGCGTTCGTCGTCAAATGCAGTCGGAGACGGCATCTCCGCAGGCTCCCAAGGGATGCCGGCAGGGATGCCAGTAAGAGCAGAGCGGATGCGTTTAACGGGTTTCGGCTCGGTTGGGCGCGGCGCGAGAGCTAGCTTGCGCGGCCGTGCTCGCCGTCGGCTCAAATTGCCAGCATCTTTGCGATCGGCCCGGCCGGAGAGCCCGAGGCGGTGCACCTTGCCAATCACCGCGTTGCGGGAGACATCCCCGAGAATGTCGGCAATCTGACTGGCCGGGAGACCTCTTTGCCATAGCGCCCGGCACTTCTCTGTCCGTTCGTCGTTCCATGTCATAGTTCTGCCCCCTCAGTGAGCCATGAATGCCCGATGTTTCGCGTGAACTTCAGCGCCGGCCTGCTCTGTCCAGACCAGCCAGTCATGCTTGACCAGATCGCTGACGATGCGGGCCATGTCCTCACCCCAGCGGCGGCGCTGAGCGCCGGAGGGAGTGTGCAAGACCATCCACACCGGATCGACGTCGGCGCTGTTGCGCGCGGGTGCCTCGTCAAGTAAATTGTGCATCGTTGGTCGCCCTCCTACGGCGGCGCGTTCGACGGTGGAGCATGCTCTATCGAGAGACCCCACCAGGGCGGCCTCGCTGGTCACACAGCGGGGCCGCTCGTTTGCCGGCTATCGCCAGCGGAAGGCGATCGGCTGGGGAGGCGCACACCTAGCGGGCCGGGGGAGATACCAGCGTCCAGACATGCACAGCCGATCGCCTGCCGATGGCGGCAGACGGGACGCAGACGCTACGGGTACTGATTACTGACTACGCGGCGAGCCGCTCACTCACACGTCGGCGCCTGAAAGGGCCGGGGTCATCGCCGTAAATGTCCGGGCGGAGCCGGTAACGAGGCACGCCCGTCACCCGCTCGACCTCGAGCACGCGCTCAGCAGGCACACGCCGCCACTTACCAACGGCCTGGTTCGTCAGGCCTAGGCGTCTGGCTAGCTCAGAGATGTTGCCCGCTGACCGTATCGCGTCGGATAGTCCGTCAGGGCGTGCTTTCCTGCTGCTCATGGTCGTATCAAACCGCTAGTTGGAAAAAAAGTCAACCGCCAACCGCGTGGATTCCAACTGGCATGGGGGTAAACCTGATGCACGGGCAGGGGAACGGACACGCGGTCATGTCAGACGGGTTTGCAGCGCGCGTGCACGCGCTCAGGAAACAGCTTCGGCTTACGCTCGAGGAGCTGGGCGCGCGCGTCGGCGTCAGCAACCAAGCTGTGCAAAAGTGGGAGTCGGGAAAGTCGTTCCCATCGGCTGAGCGGCTGCAGCCGCTGGCTGACGCGCTTCAGACATCGGTTGCCTACTTGTTGACAGGCGCAACTCAATTTCGCACGGTGGAACCTGGGACTGCAGTTGAGCGTTCGCTTGGGGGGCGCCTCGTGCCACAGCTCACACCGGAGCAAGCTGTATCGAAACGTGCTGCCAGTTCGGGAGTTTCGCGCTATCAGACGCGATACGACTGCAGTGAGATGGCGTTTCAAATGCCGATCTGGACAACGGCAAACGCGCCGGACTTCCGTATCGATGACACGATCGTGATTGACCCCGACCTTAAGCCGGTACCGGGCGACATGGTGCTGGCCGCCGTGGGGACGCCGCGCGAGCCGTTCTTTGCGCAGTACCGCCAGCGAACCGAAGGCGGTATCGAGTTGCGCCCGCTCAACAGCGCATGGTCGCCCCGCATCATTGAGACGCCAGCCGACGGCGAGATCATTGGGACCATGACCGAGCACGCCCGCCCTCGCCGCTCCGCGTAGCGCCGGCTACTTATCAACCGGCTGGGGATGGGGCGACAGATTTTCCAACTGATAGTTTGATTTTCGGTTGACACGCCTTCCAACCGATGGTTTGATGCTCCCCATCACCAACGCGGTGGCACGAGGGAGAGCCGACATGAACATCCCCATTACCCTGCCTTTGATGATCGGCCCGCACATCGTGGCGGAGATCGATTGCCAGCTCGAGATCCGCGTCACTGGCCGGGCGCCCTATCGCACGTGGGAGCTGGCGTCGATCGACACGGGCGACGTCGTGCTGGACCGCAGCGGCCCAGGCGACATGGACCGGGATTCCCGCGCTGTCGGCTGGGCAATCATCCAGTCAGCGCACGCCTATTGGGCGAAACACCGTGAACGGCTGATGTGGGACAACGCCCTCGTTGACGACGAAGACGAGCAGCAGGCGGCATAACCGGAATTGCTCGCCGTGAGCGGACGGCGGGCAATGTGGAGGGGCTCGGGGCGCGTGACTTCGCGGGGATGTCGAGCGTCGAAGCGGGGCCGGGCCCCTCCCAAACCTAATCAGTAGAGGGAGTGTGTGATGGGCATTCAATCGCGGATCGGAACGACGGTCGTCGAGCTGCACCAGCTTCGGCGGCGCAATGCGGAACTCGAGGTCATCGCGCGGCGCGTGCCGCATCTGGAGCGGCTCGTCCGCGACCTTGAGGCGGAAACCCTGCAGCTTCGCAAGCAGGTTTACAGCGGCGGCAAAATTCGACGGCAGGCATCAGGGAGGCGAGCGCATGAACCCGAGAACGTGGCCTAAGCCTCTGTTGCTGGCCCTCATGTACGCGGCTTCGCTGGTCCTGATGTGGGTCGTGATCGAGGGGGTTTTTCCGCGATGAGCGTGGTTCGGCTTCCAAGGTTTCTCGGCGGCGGGCCACGGCCAGACCGCGAGCCGGCTCCTAATTGGGACAAAGAAACAGAAGCCATGCGCTGCGTCGGTGAATGGCTGGCGCAGCTCGACAACGACGAGGCTCGGTTTCGGGTGCTTACATACTGGATGTGGCGTCTCAAAAGCGGCGAAGCTCCGAACATCAGCGCGTGGGTAGACACCGTAGCGGAGCAATCAGCCGTCGAGCTTTCGCGGCGGGCAGGTTTCCGAGAGGGGGACAGATGAAAGCGCCGATCAAGATCCGCATAGGCGAGCCGGAGCCCAAGCCCCCGGCACAGAGCGGCCTTCGTGAATGGCAACTCGAGGCGCTTCGCTACTGCCGGGACCACACTAACAGCAACGACCAATACCGCCGCATGATCGTGGCGCTCAACGCGATGGGAGAGCAGCAGTGAACGTCGCTGAACTCAACCGCGAAGCCGAAGCCGCCGCGGCGCTGGTCGAGCACCTGCGCACGCTCGTGGCCGAACCGGACGACATGATCGAGGACGCCATCGAAGGCGAAACCTCACTCAAAGAAGCGCTGTCCAAAGCGCTGGCGCGGGTTGGTGAGTGCGAGGCGCTGGCCGATGCGATCAAGGCCCAGGCCGACGCGTTGAGCGCCCGCAAGCGTCGGCTTGAAGCGCAGGGCGAGACGATCCGAGCGGCCATCATCGCGGCGCTCGGCACGGCCGGCGTCAAAAAGCTCGAGCTGCCAGCGGCCACGCTGTCGCTGACGGCGGTCAAGCCGAGCCTTGTCATCACGGATGAGGCGGCCATCCCGACGCAGTATTTCAGGCAGGCCGACCCGACGATCGACCGACGCGCGCTGCTGTCGGCGCTGAAGGATCGGCAAACCATTCCAGGCGCAGAGCTTTCCAACGGCGGCGAGACCGTCACCATTCGCTGGAGGTGAGATCATGGGGGCAGTTGTTCCATTTCGCTCGGCAGCGCTGACGCGCTCGGATGCGCGCCGGCTGGCGCTGTTCGTAAAGACCGTAGGTAAGGATCTGCGGGAGTCGGAAATCGACGAAGCGCTGGAGTGGTGCGAGGTCTACGGCGCAAACCCGTTCACGAAGGACATCTACTTCTTTGTGTTCGACGCGAACGACGCCAACAAGCGGCGCGTGGTCCCTGTGCTTGGGATCGGCCTTTACCGGAAGATTGCAGCCAGGAGCGGCAACTATCGTCCCGACGATCGGCCGCCGCGGTTTACCTACGATGAAGCTGCAATCAGTCAAGCCAACCCGAAGGGTCTCGTTGATTGCGAGGTGACGGTCTACCAGTACATGCATGGTGCTTGGCACGCGGTTGCGTCGCGGCTCAAGTGGGAGGAGCGCGCGCCGATCAAGAGCGGCGGCACAACGTGGGAGAAGACCGGCGAGTTCTACCCAGCTGGGCACGCCAAGGCTGGCAAGCCTCGCTATCGCAAGGTCACGGACCCGTCCAATCCCGACGTGCTCGACCCTGACAAGCGCAATTGGCACACCATGGGCGAAACCATGATGGCCAAATGCACCGAGGCCGACGCTATTCGCAAAGGCTGGCCGAACGAAACCGCCGGCAGCTACGTCCCCGAAGAAATGGACGCTCTCCACACGATCGATCTGACCGCCACCGAGATCATCGAGACGCACGAGAAAACTGAGCGCCTGAGCAAGCTCGGGGATGGCCCTGGCGTGATGGTGCAGTGGGGCCCGGCCGACGCGCTGGAGCGCGTGCCAGTCGGCAAATTCGGGGACCGCGTGCTCGACTGGATTGGCGCCCACATGATCAAGGGCTCGGAGGAACCGGCCGCGGTCATGGAGTGGCACGCCCGCAACCGCGAGGCGTTGCGCGAGTATTGGGCCCACGACAAGGCCGGCGCGCTCGCGGTCAAAGCCAAACTGGAGAACGTGGCCGCGTTTGCAGCTCAGGTGATGGCCGCAGAATGAACCGCTGGTCCCAGCTCGCGGCCACGTACCCAGGTCTCGGGTGGGAGGACGTAGTTGTGCGCCTCGGGATCACAAGCCCCGAGGTCAAGGCTGAGATCAGAGCGGCGATACTGAGGATACCCCATGACACCGATATCCGAGCGAGCGCGCGCATCGCTGCAGCCGGTCGAGATGCCAGAGAGCGACCGCCCGATTTCTGAGATGTATCGAGTGGTCGCTAAACAGTGGGTTGATGCCGACGCCGCCGCGTCGCTGCTTGAAGATACCAAGCAGCCGATCTTTTCGCAGCTCGTGCTTGCGTCCAACGACACCAGCATCGCGCGGGCCGAGCACACGGCCCGCGCGTCGCTCTCCTACCGCGAGCACGTCGAGAAGATCACCGAGGCACGTAAGCGGGCAAACCTGCTGAAGGTTCAGATGCGCTATTTAGAGATGCGTTTTAGCGAATGGCAGGCCGGCGACGCGAACCAGCGCGCCGAGCGCAAGATGGTGAGGCACGGGACATGAGCGACATGGATACCGTAGAGCGCCTAGCTTACGAAGCCGGACGCTCGGCCGGACAGATGAACGCTTTTTTCAGCGCGTTCAATAATCTTCCAGACAACAAACAGCAAGCTTTTTTGACTTCAAACACGAAGCGTATGAAGCGGCTGTGTGAAATGGCTCGTTTGCATCACGAAAAGGTGTCGTCGGAATTGGCTACGCTCAATGATCTTGTCACGTGGGCAAAACATCCGTCACCTTCTCTTGAAGCGTGCAACACATCACATTGGCACAAGGTTTTGACTGC